AGAATGACGGCGAACTGGGCTATTGTTCGCGATTGCTATATGGGCGAGGCTCAAGTTAAGTCGAAACGAATAATATATCTTCCGCCGACACAAGGAATGATTCTAGATGGAATGGCGAATGCTAACCAACTAGGTTATCAGACCTATGAAGCTTACAAGATGCGAGCTGTCTGGCATGATCTCTATAAGGAAGCAATCGAGGCCTATATCGGTCTCTTGCATCAAAAACCTGCAACAATCACTCTTCCAAACCAAATGAAGGATGTCAGAAGCAATATGGGAGAGACTCCTCTTGAGCTTCTTCGACGAATTAATGAGGAACAACTTGTCAGTGGGCGTCTTGGATTGTTGGTAGATTTGCCTGTAGCTCCGGAGCCAGCAGGGCCTCTACCTTATGTTGCCATGTACCTTGCCGAGTTTGTGCGTAATTGGGACATAGGTGAGGACACTGCACTTCAAGCATCGCTTAATTTTGTCATTCTCGATGAGAGTGGTTACACTCGCGACACAAACATCAATTTTGGTTGGATCAATCAAGTTCGTTATCGTCTTTGTCAGCTTGGCGATATTACAACGTCCGATGCTGGAAATTACATGACCGGATTGTATAAGGTCACAGGAGTTGGTTCTCCGACCTATGATCCGAAATTGATGGCTACACCGTTGCTTCGAGGTGTACCAATGAAGAAGATTCCTTTTACTTTTGTCGATACAAAGGATCTTTTGGCATCTATCGATTTGCCTCCGCTTCTAGGTCTTGCCAACATTATGTTGACGATCTATCGAAGTGAGGCCGACTATCGACAGAATCTGTTCATGCAAGGCCAGGATACACTGGTCACTATCGGAACAATTGGAAAGAAGGATCCTACTAATCCCGACGCTCCCTTGCGAACTGGTGCTGGATCCCGTATCGAAATGGATCAAGGAGGAGATGCCAAGTATATTGGCGTCAATTCTTCTGGTCTTCCTGAACAACGTAGTGCCATTCAGAATGATCGCTCTAGAGCTGAAGTTCGAGCTGGTCAGCTGATTAATGCTCGTGTCGGTGATAAGGAGTCAGGCGAAGCGCTTAAAACTCGACTTGCTGCACAGACTGCTACCTTGAAGCAAATTGCTCTTGCAGGCGCTGCAGGCTTGCAGGAAGCACTTCAAAATGTAGCCATATGGATGGGACTTGATCCTGCTACTGTGAAGATTGAGCCGAATCTCGAATTTAGTTCGACTCTCATTACTGGTCAGGACATGTTCCAGCTCATGCAGGCGAAAGATTTGGGTATGCCCATCTCCTATGAGAGCATTCATGCTTATATGGTCGATCGTGGTATTACAACCATGAACTTCGACGATGAGCTTGCGACTATCCTCAAGGAGCGTCAACAAGTTCAGCTTCTGAAGGATCCTGTTGCTCAACAGCAACAGGCAGATCAATTGAAAGCTCAACAAGACGCGGCGGCAGCGGCAGCTAGAGCTCGTCCGCCTGCGCCGAATGGCGGCACGCCATCAGCCAGATGAGTGTGGTTATAAGGAGGGAATATGGCGGCTCTTAAATTAATCTATGACAAGAAGGAAGATATTCCGGCAGCATTTCTCGAACTTTATGAGGAAGGCGACGACGAGAAATGGACGTTGACTGGAATCGAAGGAATCAAAACTCAAGCCGATATCGACAAGGTTTCGACTGCTCTTCGAAAAGAACGTGCCGAACACAAGGCTACGAAGGATAAGATCAAGGGGCTCGGTAATCGGACTATTGAGGAAGTTATCGAGCAGCTCGATCGTATTCCTGAACTCGAAGCGACAATTGCAGCTTCGGATATGGATCCGAAGAAAATCGATGCCTTGGTGGAAGCTCGTATCAAAGGGCGCCTTGCTCCTGTAGAGCGTGAGCGTGACACATTGAAAACGAAGGTTGGTGAGCTTGAGGGAGAGGTTACGACATACAAGGGCGATCGAAAGACACGAACCATTCATGATTCGATTCGTGAGGCTGCTACGAAAGCGAAACTTCTTCCGGAAGCATTAGACGATGCTTTGATGCTTGGGGAGCGTGTGTTTGATGTCGGAGAGGATGGAAAAGTCACCATCAAAGACAATGTTGGATTCACTCCTGGTGTCGATCCAACTGTTTGGTTCACTGACATGCAGAAGAAGCGTCCCCATTGGTGGGGCCCATCTAGTGGCGGCGGTGCTGGTGGTAATCGTGGTGGCGGTAATGGTATAACTACGAATCCATGGGCGTCAGACACTTGGAATATGACCGAACAAGGTCGGATTTACGTGGAAAATCCTGAACGTGCTACTCAATTGGCTACTCAGGCAGGTACAAAAATTGGCGGTATGAGACCACAACCGAAAAAATAGTTTACAGAACTCCTTGCAAAATAGCTTGATATCTGTTATAGGTCAAGCTAAGGCGTGAGGCCTGCCAGCCATGGGTTGGTGCATCAGAGTAAGGTGTTCCAACTCAAAGGAGATTTCCCATGGCTGCTGGCGTTGTCCGTATCGCGGACGTTGTCGTTCCTGCGATTTTCGGTCCCTACATTCAAATTCTCACTCAGGAAAAGTCGCGTATCGTCCGCTCGGGCGCTATTTCGGCCGACGCGGCTCTTGCGGCGGTTCTCGCCGGCGGCGGTCTGACATTCAACGAGCCCTCCTGGAAGGATCTGGACAACGATCCGGAGAACGTGTCTTCAGACGATCCTGCGGTCTTCTCTTCGCCGAATAAGATCGGCACGCAGACCGAAATCCAGGTTCGAATGAATCGCAACAATTCCTGGTCGACGATGGATCTCACCGGCGATCTCGCTGGTTCGGATCCGGCGTTTGCGATCGCGAATCGTGTTTCGGACTATTGGGTCCGGCGTATGCAGCTGGCGTTCATCGCTACCTTGACCGGCGTGTTTGCCGACAACGCTGCGGCGCCGAGCGGTACCGATACCCATACCATCAACGATCTCACTCACGATGTCTCCGGCGGCGCTTTCCTCGATGGTACTACGAACTTCAGTGCCGAGGCTTACCTCGACACCAAGGTTCTGATGGGCGATTCCATGGATCAACTGTCCATGGTGATGATGCATTCGATCGTCTACAATCGGGCGCTCAAAAACAACCTAATCGATTTCATTCCGGATTCGACCAATCAATACGCTCAGGCGATTCCGACCTTCCTCGGCGCCATGGTGATTGTCGACGATGGCGTTACTAACGCTGCCGGCGTGTTTCAGACCTGGCTGTTCGGAGCCGGCGCGTTCCGTTGGGGCAATGGTACTGCCAAGGTTCCAACCGAGATTCTTCGTGTTCCGTCTGCTGGTAACGGCGGCGGTCAGGAACTGATGTGGTCTCGCGTGGAATGGTGTATCCATCCGGTGGGTCACGCCTATATCGGTACCCCTCCGGTCGGCGGTCCTGCCAATGCGGCTACTGCCAACAATCTTGCCGCGGCGACGAGCTGGAGCCGAGTCTACAAGGAACGTAAGATGATCCGCATTGCGCGGCTCATCACCCGCGAATTCTGATCCCTGGGCGCTTCCATCCAAGGGGAAACTTAGATGCGAAAGAGCTCTCCCTCCTCCCTTAAGGCCTTTCGCATCTATTTTTTCTAGGAGATTTCAATGACTCATGGTCTTCCAAGGTCGCTTCTGCGAGCTCAGCAAAAAGGTTGGATCGATCCGCCATCCGCTCCAATTTTTGAAATTCCAACTGAAGTGACAGCGCCTCATGCCACTCAAAATGGTACAGGCATTGGATCTACCGTCAATGTAACGACAGGAACTTGGAATGGCAGTCCTGTTTCTTATGCCTATCAATGGAAAAAGGATGGCACAAACGTCGGCGGTGCGCTAGCGGCAAGTTATACTCTTGTCAGCGGAGATCCGACGCATTCCTTCACCTGTACTGTGACTGCAACAAATCCGGCAGGAAGTTCGACTCCAGCTACATCGAGCGCGGTCGTTGCCGCCTAAGGAGTTCAAATGAGTCAGAAGATTCTTGACGCTCTGCAAAAGCTTGACGCCAACAATGATAACCATTGGACGATCGATGGTCAGGCAAAGTTGGATACTGTCAAGTTTTTCGCCAGCGAACAGTCTCTGACTCGAGAACAGCTTAACACCATTGCTCCAGGATTCAATCGTGAATCCTATCGAGCCTATCTTATCAACAAACCTACGGAGACTGTAAATGCGCCTGCGAATGGTGCCGAATCCGGAGCAGGAACTGGAACCGTTGAGCCTGCATCGGCAACCTCGGGATCAGAGAGTGGAGAAACTGAAATCGAAGCGTTGGCCGAGAAAATCGCTGTCGAGGACGAAACAATTCTCGAGCTCCAGCGGTTTCAAGACGAGAACGGAAAAAAACTGAAGGAAGCTCAGCAACGGCGTGATACTTTGTCGGCACAGTACGATAAGCTCATTCCGCCGGAGACAAATCAGGATGTCATCCAGAAATATCTGGAACGTCAGAAGGAAATTCTTCGTCAGCGTGGCGAGATGATTGGCGCGATTCGCGCTACTGGCGTGAACTTGGAAGTTCTCGCTAAGATGACATCAAAGTCACCGCTCGATGTACGTATGAAGAATAGACGGCGTAGTCATGCTTGATATTCCGACCGGCGTTCGTTGGGCATATGCAAGGAATAAGTGGGCTCGCGATTTCTATCATTTTAAGAATTTGATTGCAACGCCTGCTGTCGGTTCTTTTGTAATGCCGGCAAATGCTTGGGTAGGATTGAAAGGCGGATCATTAACTCTTACGATTAATGGTACAAGACTTATAACGAGTCCTGCTGCTCCTATCGATCAGATTTACAATCTGGCTTGGGTTGAGCGCGGAAAGACTATTGTAAGCGCTTCGACTGTTTATGTCTTTGACGAATGGACAAACCCGTATCCAATCTTGAATTAGGAGGAAAACTTGGCTAATACTCCTAACAAAACGCAGATGTCTATGCAAAGTGGACATGTTGCTTCGATGCAGAATCATGTGCAGTCTAGCATGAGTAGTGCGGCGCCTAATTCGGCATGTTGTAATTCACCTACTTGCGATATGAGAACGAATCCTCCCCGGCCTAAATAGGAGAATTAAATGGCGCTTGTGGTAGAGGACGGAACTGGTCTGCCAGATTCGAATTCTTACGGATCTGTCGTAGACGCTGACTCATATCACGTGGATAGGGGAAACGGCATTTGGGCATCACTCGATGATGCAAAGAAAACTTCCAGTCTCATTCAAGCAACCGATTATATCGATCAGCGATACGGCGCTCGATTTATCGGTGATGTAAAAACTAATACGCAGGCTCTTCAATGGCCTCGAGTTTTTGCAGATGGAAAAGGATATGTTGATAACTATGGAGGAACTAGCGAAATTCCGCTGGACCTTCAATACGCAACATTCGAATATGCAGTTCGAGCTTCTCAAGCTCCTTTAGTTCCCGATCCTGTTGTTTCCGAGTCTGGTGTTACGGTCATAACCACACGCCAAAAAGTTGGATCGGTTGAGCGCGCATTTGCGCCCGTTGGCGGTAGCAGATCTGGTGAGGTATTACTTGTTCGCCCGTATCCTGGAGCGGATATGTATCTTCGTGATTTGCTCGATCCGACTGCTTTGCGAGCAATTCGATGAGTACGTTCTACGAAGAGATGGCAATTGCTACTCAGGAGATCGTTCATGATTTCCAGACTGGCATCGTTCAACTTAAACGTAGAACTTCTACGTTGCAAGATCCTGATGTGGCATATTTGCCTAGTGCTGCTACTTATGATGTCTACGATCTTGAGGCAGTTGTTCTCGGCGTAGAAGCAGAATATGTCGATGGTGAGCTGATCAAATTCGATGATCTCGAAGTTATCACTTCGCCATTCTTCAAACTCAACGGAACACAAATTCTTCTCGAACCACAAATGGGTGACGAGCTATCAATCGGTGACGAGATTCATCGAATCGTTAAGATCGAGCGAGTCCCTGCGACCGGCACAGCTTCGGCATTCTTCATCTTTGTAAAATCCTAAATGCCCCAGTTTCGATCCGACATGATTACTTGGATAGCAAAGGTTTCGGATCGTCTCGAAAAGCTATCACAGAATTCAGCGATTGCTGTGGCCGACGAAGTTCGGATTCCTGTGCAGGCCGGCGGGCATATGCCATATGTAACTGGCAATCTTTCTCGTTCCTTGGAAGCAAGTTTGAACGAGCTGCCCATTGGTGACCTCAATCCTACAGCGGAAAACCTTCTACCCGAGCCCCGAGAGCTGATTAGGAGTGTGGTTAGTACGGCCAAAATCGGCGACAATATCTACCTTGGATTTCGAGCTGCCTATGCTCCAGAAATGGAACAAAAATATGGATTTGTTCGTTTAACTGCTCAAATTTGGCCACAGATTGTGGATCTCGAACTTGCGAAGTTAGGTCCATGAGCGTGGAAGAAGACATCGAGATTGCTCTCTTCGAAAGAGCAAAAGAATATACGGATTTGCCGTTATTCTTTCCAAATTTTGACGAAGTTCCGCCTATTGATGGAAGTTCGTTTGTTGAAGTAAGACATTTTCGAAATGGCAGTCGAATTATAACATTCAATGACGAAGACTATTTTGTCGGAATGTTACAGATGATGGTTTGTTGTCCATTAGGACAAGGACCTGGAGAAGCGAGAAAAAGAGCTGCTGATATAGTCGAACTTTTTCCTAAAAATCTTTCATTATGGAATAATTCTACTCGTGTTAAGATTGCGAAGAGACCAGTTCTTGGTTCTGCTCTTCCAGTGAAGGTTAAATATCAACTTCCTGTAAGTATCTACTATGAGGCGTCTATCTGAAAGGAGACGGAAATGGCGAATACAAATAAAGGTCGTAAGCTCTTTGTGAGCGTGACTGTCGCTGCTGGAGCAATTCCGTTGGCTGCTCCGGCGGATCTTACCGAGGCAGAGTTTGCTGCTCTGCTTTGGACTGAAGTCAAGAATGTCGGTCATATTGGTGAGACTGGCACCAAGACTAATATCGTCAAATACGACGAATTGTCGACCGATGTGACTCAGAAACAGAAGGGCATTTCGGACGCAGGCGATCCGGAAGTCGAATGTTCTCGCAACGGCGGCGATTCCGGTCAATCTGCTTTGCGGGCTGCTGGTCTCGACAAGAGATACTATGCATTCAAAATCGTCGACGATGACATGCCTGCAGCTGGCACGAATGCAACGACCTATTACATGCGAGGGCTGGTCGCTGGCCCTGTGCATCCGAATGGTCGTAACGAGGACTTCATTCGCGAGACTTTCACGTTTGGTCTCGTTCAGCGCGAGGTCATTGTCGAGGCCGCTTAAAGGGAGCGTATCAAATGGATATCGGCAAAATTGTCGTCTACGAGCACATTTTTGAGCTCGTAGTTACGCTTCCGAACAGTGACATTCCCACCGGGCTCGTAATGGGAATTCGTTCAGCTTCTTCGGAACAATGCAAGGCAATCATGCGTAAGCATACGAACGATCAAGCTCAAGGTAATCGAGCTAAACAGAAGCGAATTACCGCCGAACAACTTGAGAACAATGAGCTCGAGAGTGTTGCAGCATCGATTGCCTGGTGGCGTTGGGATGGCGATGCAACTTACAATGGCGAAAAACCAGAATTTTCGATGAAGATTGCAGTCGAAATTCTTGGTGAAGTTAACTGGTTGTACGCTCAGGTTAAGGAGGCCGGTATAAATCTCGAAAATTTTATGCCGAAAAACTTGATCGGATCCGCGAATACCTTAATCAGTACATCCGATACGACCTCATCCGAGACGAAAGAGACCGTACCAGGCGGGAACGTAATGCCGCTTTCGGCGAAGACAGGTTAAATCCAGATCCGATTGATTTAGATCTGGAAGACGAACATTATCTGGCGCTGTTTGAATCAATCTCAAAATTTAGAACGACAGGAATGAATGGACCGGATCCAATCCAACCAAGTCAAATTTTAGGTTGGATGGATATAAACGGCATCCGATTAATGGTAGATGAAGTTAATCTAATAATCGATATTGATGCGTCATTTAGAAGCATTCTAGCAAGAGAGCAAGAACTAAATCGTCCCAAGGAATATCAAAACGAGGAGCCACAACGGCGTAGAAGATGACAGACATTGCTCGCCTTGGTTTTGATATTGATACTTCGACATTGTCGAAGGCAAATGCTGAGCTTAGAAATCTTGTCAATAATGCAAATTATGCTGAGCAAGCTGTTCTGAAACTTGCTACATCGACATCTTCAGTCGGAACTCGAGTTGCTGCCAACATAAATGCCATGTCTGTGGCGATGGCACAAGTTTCGGCTGGCGCTGGAAATGCGGCTGCTGCTGTAGCTCGATCAAATGCGGCGATGGTTGCAAATACTAATACGACTAGAGCTGCAACTACTGCGACAACTCAAGCGGCTGCTGCTCAGACTGCTAGTGCTGTGGCAGCGAATAGTCTTGCAGGAGCGCATGTTCAAGTTGCGGCAAATACAAATCGATCAACTGCGGCTGTCAACAGTCATTCGATAGCTACTAAAGCGGCTTCGAATGCTGTATCAACACTTAATGAAGCCTTTGCATTAGCTGCAAAAGGAGCTGCATTACTAGCTGGATATTTTGGAATCTCGGCTATTGTCGAAGCAATTAATAAATATACTCAGTTGACTAATACATTGAGAATGAATAATATTACTGGAAATGACGCTATAATTGTTCAACAGAAATTGTTTGAAATTGCCGATAAGAATGGTGTTCCTATTGGTGAGACAATTAAACTTTATCAGAGACAGTCAATTGCTGCAAAAGCGCTCGGCGCTTCGCAATTAGATATGTTAAATGTCATCGATATTACAGCGGCGGCGTTGCGCATTCAAGGTACTACAGCGGAAGGTGCTCGAGGAGCACTTCTTCAGTTGTCTCAATCTTTTGAAAGTGGAATTGTTCACGCTCAAGAATTTAATTCGCTTCTGCAGAATGCTTATCCAGTAGTTCAAGCTGCTGCACGCGGCATGGATGGTATGAGTGGATCTGTCGGTAAATTGCAAGCTGCTGTTAGAGCTGGAACTGTTACTTCGCAGCAATTCTTTGCTGCTATTTTGAAAGGCGGAAAGGAGACAATAGCTCAAGCTCAGAATATGGAGCTTCAACTCAGTGCGGCATTTACTGTAATTACTAATTCATTTACTGAACTAGTTGGTAAAATTGACGATGCTACTGGTATCAGTAAGACTATTGTTGGCTGGGGTAAAGATATTGGTCAGTGGATGCAAGATTTGTCTAAGAATAAAGGATTCTTAGATTGGATGGCTGATGAATGGGGTAAAGTCAAGAACGCTGTCAGTGCTACAATTCAAGAGATTAAAGATCTTATTACATTCTTTGGAAAAGCTATCGATATGGCTAGAAGTATCGGTAGAGAAATTGCGACTACTCAACTTGGAGGTCAATTAAAAGATGCAACGGCCGATGTAAAAGCTGCTCAAGATGCTTTAGCTGCTGGCGAGCGTAGGCTCCAGAGCCTTCAAGCACAATCACCAACTGGAGCAAGAGATAAAAACATTATACTACAATCTATGGAAGTTGGAAGACTTGAACGTGCATATACCGCCGCCGCGGCAGCTCGTGATAGTCTTGCTATTAAACAAGCAAATGTTATGATTGGTAGTCCTTCGACAGTGCCAGGTCCAGATGAACAAGATTTTTGGCAAGGTCCTCGTCCAAGTACACTTGGAACTAGAGGTAAGCCTGATGATCCAATTACAAAGGCCGGTCATCACAAGGCAATGGACCCATATCAAAAGATTCTGTTAGACGCCAATCAATTTATTATAGGAGAAAAACTTAAAGAACAACAACTCGGAAAGACTGAAGTCGAAACTTTGAAGCTTGAGAAAGCTCAAGAATTAATAAATAAAGCTCAAGATCGAAATATTGCTCTAACTCCGACACAGATAGCCCAGTTAACAAGACTTGGCGATGCAATGGGAGAAGCCAAAGCTAAATTCGATGCTGCTAAAGATGTAGCCGACTTTGAAAAAGCTTCGAAAGCTGCTATTGCTAATGCAAATGCCGAGGTTGCTGCTCTTGGAATGGGCACTGAAGCGGCTATGGCATATAGGCTTGCACAAGAATTGATTAATAAAGAAATTGCAAAAGGAATTGTTCTTACTGATGAACAAATTGGTAGGATTAATGCTGCTGCGGCGGCTCAGGCTAAAGCTGTTGTAGCTGCTGATAGACAAAAACAATTGTGGGAAGCTGGAAGGGAAGCCTTCAAAGGATTCTTTAGTGATCTTACGACAAATTTAAGACAAGGAATGACTCTCTGGGACGCTTTTGCCGATGCTGCTCAAAAAGCTTTAAATAAGATTGCAGATAAGCTCATGGAATTTGCAATGGATCAAGTTTGGGATTTAATTAAAAAACAAATCGAAGGTGCTTTAGGAGGTGGCGGAGGTGGCGGCGGAGGTCTTGGAGGTCTTATTTCAGGTATAATTGGTGGAGGCGGACAGGCTGCTGGTGTCGGCGGAGCTGAAGGCTTCTTTGCAGCGGCAGAATCAGGCATCGGTGCAGGAGTTATTGCGGCTAAAGGAGCTGCCTTCAATCACGGCAATGTGATTCCATTTGCTCGAGGTGGAGTTGTTAGCAGCCCTATGATGTCTCCAATGGCACTGATGGGTGAGGCTGGACCTGAAGGAATTCTTCCTCTTCGTAGAGGATCAGATGGTCGTCTTGGTGTTATGTCATCTGGCAATGGAAGCGGCGGCAGCAATACTGTTATTCATCTTGAAGTTAGTGGCGATAACGAATGGGTTCGTGCTGTAGCTCGGGATGAAAGTGGAAAGATTGTTGCTACTGCTGCTCCTAGAATTACAGATACGGCAGTAACAAAATCCCGTCAACAAGTAGTTCCAACAACTAATCGAAATCGTGCTGATCGTGAAGGGGAGTGGCGCGTATGATAGATCCTATCATCTGGCCGATTCAACTTCGCCCCGAACAGACATCTGTCAATCCAGTTCCATTTACTCGATCTGGAGGCAAGACTATTAATGGCATTCAACGTTCTACAAAAACAGATCGCGGATATTGGACTATTGGTTATAAGAATGTTCCTGTCTACAATGTAAATCTTCGTCGTTTATGGAATGCAATTCGAACAGAAGCTGGTGGTCGAGCTGGATTACTTGCAGTGCCTGCATGGTCTCCTGAAACTAATGATTGGCCTATAGGATCATATCTTGGATTGATAAAGACTGTTCATAGTGATGGAACTCCTCATTCAGATACTACACCATATCTTCAGGATCCAATTCAAGTAAATATGTTGAATGCGGCGGAAATAGGTGACACTGTGGTTATCCTCCAGTTATTTGGCGGAATTGATGATTTAACTGGAATTCGATTTAGTTATCAACATGCTCTTTATGAAACTGGAATAGCGTCAATTTCAGGAAATTTATATACAGTTCGAATATTTCCATCAATTCGAGCGCCTATACCGGCTGGTGCGCAATTGCAAGTATCACGTCCAACTTGTTTAGTACATTTAATGTCTGATAAAGAGATGGATACTATTATGTCGGCCGGTTCATTCTTCGATCAAATGGACGTTTCCTTTGTCGAGGCCGTAGACGAATGGAACGACAGGGCAACGGCATAGGAGAATACTATGAGCATCGCTGACGTATCAGAAGCTGCAATTCTCAATCTGATTTTCAAAGCTACACCTTGGGCTAACTATGCAGATAACGCTGCGTCGGCGCCTGAGACTAATATCGTTTGCGCAATGCATACTGCTGATCCTGGTGAAGCCGGCACTATGGCGACGAATGAGACGACTTATACTTCATATGCTAGAGTCAATGTAGTTAGAAGTGCTGTAGGATGGACTGTTACTTCTGGACCTGGCACTTGCGTTCCAGCGGCGGCTATTAATTTTCCAACTGGAACTGGAGGATCTGGAACTATCACCTATGGTTCAGTCGGCAAGAGCGGTGGCGGAGCTTCACCAATTTTATTTTCTGGAACTGTAACGCCGAATATTGTGGCTGGCAATGGTGTTACGCCTCAATTTACCACAGGATCAGCCTTTAGTTTGGATTAAAATGACGTCTGCTGAATTTGTTATCTTACTTGATGCTGGTGATCTCGATAGTTTATGTGAGATCTGGCGCAAGTCTCCTGAGCATTTACGGCCAAAGAATCGTCGTGAAGCTGAAATTATGATGCATTATATTCGTACTTCTTCAAAGTCTGTACGAATGCGGTGTCGAGCGTGGTCGCATCGTTGGTTGATCGAACATAGTTTGCCGTCTGGACTGCCTGATATTCTCAAATCGCGTGCTGAACGTCTGTATCCTGTAGTAGCTGGTTCCGTTGTTATTGCTTCGATGCTACAGATGCCTTGGACGAAGCCATTGCGACGAGTGATGGAGGATGCGGCATTAGAAGTCTATGCCGACTATAAAATTCCCGATCCATTAGTGGTACGAACATTAATGGCTGAACGTCGAGCAATTGAACGAAAGAAGTTGCTAGGTTAATGACTTACGATCTTACTCTTGGAAGTTTGCCTGTTGGCATGACGTTAACTCGTGCCAGCACCGGCTGGTATTTCAACAGCACTCCGGCCTTCGCCAGCGTTGGGAATGACGTTGCGCGCTTCGACTATAATCCAACGACGGGTCTTATCCGTGGGCTTCTAAACGAGCCCACGATGACCGAAGGAAATCGCAACAACAATATGACGGGAGGCGTTGCTGGGACTCCTGGAACCGGGCCAACCAATTGGAATATTCAATCTAGTATCAACAACGTCACGAGGACTCTTGCATTCGGAACAGAAGATGGAATTCCGTATTGTGAAGTCCGTTATTTTGGAACACCGACGGCAGGTGGTTCACTTCTATTCTTTACAGAATCAAATACGGGGACTCCGGCAGTTAGCGGCCAGACTTGGACTTCCACGACATATCTTAAACTTCAGGCTGGGTCTCTAACAGGTCTTGTCACACCGTCTAATCTTATTTCTTATCAGATGCAAGAGCGCAGTGCCGCCGGGGCTGGTCTGGTCACATCAGCAACAAATATGACTCCGAGTAGCGGGTCTTTACGGACATGTCGGGTTGATCTTACTCGTACTCTAAATAATGCCTCGACTGCTTTTATTCAGGGCGGATTTTCATGCGCCTATGCCAATGGCGTTGCCATTGACTTTACACTCCGTCTCGGCCTGCCGTCGTTGAAGCAAGTTGCGTCAGGTACAGTCTCAACGTCTGGAATCCAGACTTCGGCTGGAGCCGTAACGCGCGCGGCCGACGTGCTGACCATCGCCGCGACGAATGGTACTTATGATATTAGCATTGTTCGGGAATCTGGCACAACGAATCTACCAGCGACCGTCATATCCGGTGGCGTGTACACGGTTCCGACAGATCCTTCTCCTCTTCGATCAGTAGCTATTGGAACAACTACAATATCACCTTCAGGATCTGGAACAGTTACGTTTGGAGGAACTGGAATAACTTCAGGTGCTGTCAACTCAATTGGTAGTGGTTCAGGGGTAATTGTTGCAGGAGTACCTAATCAATCTGCTATTACGGCGGCTGGCGTAGGATCGGCAGCTATAGTAGGACGTGGCATTCCAGGAACAAGTATTTCTGGAATTGGATCAGGATCGGCCTCATTTGCTGGCCGATCTATTGTAGGTGGTGCGGTAGCTAGTACAGGGTTAGGATCGGCTGCTATTGGCGGTAGATTGTTAAAGCCGGCACGTCTTAGCGCGGCTGGTGTTAGCGGTGCAGCGCTTGTAAGCAGAGCGGGAAAGGTTGCTATAGTTGTTTCAATGGGTCAAGGAAGAGCTCAATTTGGCGGAGCATATGTCTCTATTATTAGACAACGAATTCCAGTTAAAAGTATTCGTATTCTTTTTGAAATGATCTGGCCAGACGATACTATAACTCGACTGTGGGATGGATCAGGACCTTTTGTTACTGAAGATGGAAATATTTGGATAGGCCTTGCAGTGCTTCAAGGATTAGATGCAATTGAACTTGCAATGAACGGTGAAGCCTCGACTTTGACTTTAGCTTTGACTGGAACTTCATCGACTATTGGTGATCTTGTCTGGTTAAGTAATAGTAATGATGAGATTATTGGCGCTAAAGTACGAATGATGATTCAACAATGCGATGCTGATGATCAACCAATTGGAACTCCTGAAGTTCGATTTACTGGAACTATTGATAACATTGTATTTGATGATCGTACTAGTAATGAAGATGGAACTGATGGTATAACTTCGACTGTAACAGTGGAGGTGACAAATCTATTTACTTTGCGTCGATTGCTATCTGGTTCCGTTCTTTCAGATATTGATCAGCAAGCTCGTTCTTTAATAACAAATCCAACTCAAACTGGTCCTGACAGATCTTGTGAACGAGTGCCATTAATGGCAGATCAGACAATTGTGTGGCCAAGATGGAATTAAAACGTCTTTCAGATTGGAAATCTCGCCTTATTAGAGTAATTAATAGTCAGGCGAGAAAACCATTCGAGGTAGGACAGACTGATTGCGTTTGCTTGATGATTAAAGCTGTTGAAGCTCTTACTGGTAAGCAACCTATCGAAAAAACTTGGCGCAATGCTGATCATGCTTTAGGTTTATTGAAGGATTATGGATACGAGAACATTTATGGCATTAATCATATATTTGGTGAGCCATTAACTAATTGGAAGCTCTTAAGATATGGGGATATTGCTCGTTTACCTCCAGAATTAGCAGAAACTTGGAAAGCAGAGACTTATGGTATTTGTGTAGGCAATGGGAAGTTGATTGTTCCAGGTGAAAAACATTTGAATATAGTTCCAGCAAAATTTGCCTGTAAAGTATGGAGAATTGGCTAAATGCCTCCTGTTGTTGTCGCTGTTATAGTTCCAATTGCTATCTCGCTAGCAGTCAGTGTTGTCTTGACTGTTGCAACGATGCTTTTGTTTCCACCAAAGAAGCCTCCGCCTCCTACAGAAGCTAAGAATAATGTTCCAAAGCCTCAAGACGGATCTTTCAATCTTAAACAGAATGTTCCTAGTATTGTTGCTATTCTTGGAACAGTAAAGAAAGGAGGAGATTATATTTTTCTTGAAGAGAGACGCGGAACTGCATGGCATGTCATAATTTTAGCAGCACATCGAATTCAAGGCATTGTTAAATATTATCTTCATGATGAAGAAATTCTTGCTTTTAATGCTCAAGGCGGTGTAATGGTTCCTGATCATTTTACTGCAGATAAAGGCCTATCAGGTGGAAGTAATGTTAAGCTTCTAATGCGTTATGGAAATGATACTGAAGGAGCTTGGGGCGACATTGTTGAAAATTTTCCAGAACTTTGGACTGAGAATCATCGAGCTGATGGTTTAGCTTCGATGTTGATGGGTTGTAATACAGTCGATCAAGAAAAATTTCAAGATACATATCCTCAAGGCATGCCTGTTCCAACTGCTGTTATTCAAGGCGCATTACTTTATGATCCGCGTAATCCAGCACATAATCCGAACTTTCATAATAGCTGGACTTTTTCACAGAATATTGCTTTGATGCGTTTATGGCATCTTACACATCCAATTGGAGCAAAACTTAATATTAACGATCTTTATCTTCCTGATTGGATTAATGCTGCTAACTGTTGTGACGAACAAATTTTAAATGGACAAGGAGTTTATGAAGCACGTTATTGGGGCGGTATTTGGTTCAAGGCAGAGACTGATCCTGTTCAAATTGGACAGAAGCTTGACGAGGCCGGGGAGCTTGTGCTATATGAAAGGCCAGACGGCCTAATTGGAGTTCATTCAGGTAAAATGGTGCTTCCAGATATCATTATTACTGCGGATGATATTCAAAGTATCTCAATTGATACTAATCGAAGACTTTCGACTACTGTTCTTGCAGTTCGTGGTCGCTTTACTGATCCAAACAATACTTATAATACAGTCGATGCAGCAATTTGGGGAAATCCGTACATTAGTACGGATGACTCGCAGAGAACTTCGACAGTTGATAATGAGACTATTCAAAGTCACAATCTCTGTCAACGTATCCAAAAACTTCGTATGATTCGGGCAAATGCTGTAAAGGTAAATATTACGATTGATTATGATTTCATCAGTGTGGTTAAAGATATCGCATATCGCCGGTTTGTCAGAGTCGACTATCCAGATCGTGGACTTAATAATGCTATTGTAGAAATTATCGATAGACCGAAACTTAGTTTGGCTAATCTTAATTATACATTTGATGGAATTGTAGTTCCTGAAGATTTTTATGCGTTTGATTCATCTGAAGAAGGCACACCTCCTGCTGTTCCTGATACAATTACTGGAACTGGTCCACCAATTCCAACTGGCTTTGGAGTTAGTATTGAAAGAATATCTCTTGATGGTTATACGACAGTTCCTCGAGCTGTTGCCTCGTGGACTCATGTATCCGATAAATTAGTTTATCAATTACAATGGGTTCCTTCTAATCATAGTCAACCCGAACAAAATGTGAATTCTCAGGCAGGATCAGATCAAGTTCGTAGTAATTATCTTGTCGATGGTGTTTATTACAATTTCTATCTTCGAAGTTTGTCTAATAATTCATATTCTGATTGGGTCGGGCCAATTGTATTGCAAGCTATTGCTGATGTTAATCCTCCTGATCCGCCTGTATCGTTAAGTTCTACTAATTTTGGACTTTATGTTCGGATTGATTGGGGAACTTCTAATTCAGTTAATTTAAGCTATACTAGTCTTTATCGCGCTTCGACTAATGACTTCTCTTTAGCTAGCGTGATTTATACTTCTTATACTGGACCAGGAGTTTCGGACGGCTATAACGATACAACAATCGTAATTGGCGGTGGTCCATATTTCTATTGGGTTCAGTCTTTCAATAGTTCTGGTATTCCATCAGATGTGGTGGGGCCAGTGGTGCAGTATCCGTAAAGGGGATTGAAATGGGTACAGTCGCAACTAAAGGCAATACTGCGTGGCGCGACTATGAAACCGATGGCGTACCGGCTACCGGAGAACATAGGCCTCTCAAGAATGAGATTCGCGATTTTGTCGCTGCTGTTGATGCAGTCGGTGTCGGTGCAGGCATGGGTCTACTGACCTTCCCGACTTTGGCGGCGATGAACGCTTATACGACTGCGCCGGCGAATACGACAGCGCAATGTCTTCAAGATAACAATATGTATCGATGGGTTAGTCCTACATGGACGCTGATTGGGCCGTCGCCGGCCGCTGGGCTGTCGACTGCTCAGGCCGACATCGACGACCTGCAGAGCCGCGTCGGCACAATCGAGCCGATAGTCGCCACTCACACGACCGAGATCGCGGCACTCACCACTCAGGTCGATGCCAACACTGCGCTGCTGGCCAATCATGAAGAAGCGATTACTGAGATTTGGACAGAGACTGATAATACTGCAGATTCTCTTCAGCCGATCCTCGACGCCAATCTCGATGCCCGCGTCACGGTCCTGGAGGAAGTCAACTCGGATGTTCGTCTTGATTCTTTGGAATCGATTAATGCCGGCCCCCGGCTCGATGCGCTGGAGGACGAGACCGGCGACGATCACCGGCTCGATCAGGTCGAGCATGCCGTTATCGCCCTGGGCCAGCATGTTTCGACTCTGGATACTCAGGTCCAGGCGGGCAAGGATGACGATCTATTTGATCCAGCAATTTCCGAGATTGCTGTACAATGGTCGTCTGTAGTTACAGGCGATCCACTCAATCGTCCCTCAATTGCTGCAAGCGAATTTTATGTTTCGTCACATAATGGTACAATGATTCGCATTCAAGGTGCTGCTGTCCGCGCGCCCCGGGCGGCTTACCGGCTGCTTAATGGTCACAAATATGAAATCCTCGGCGCGGTGCGGCGGGCGAACGATCCAACCGATCCACTGGGCGATTCGGTCGCGTTGCGCATGGCATGGTTGAGCAGCGCTAAGGCCCAGATCGCCCAGCAGACCTTGATGACCGGTTCGTTGACGGTATCGATGGGACTGCAGATTTACCGGGTGATCGTCTCGCTGGCGGCGGGCGACGAGGTCGACATCGTGGCACCTGCCTCGACCGTCTACATGACTCCGTTCATGCAGACTTGGGGCTCCGATGGCACGACCGACATCATGCCCTATCTGCGGGTCACCGATCTCACGTCGAATACGCTGATCAGCGCCGATACCGCCGGCATGAATGCCCGAATCTCGGCGCTGGAGGACATCGATGCCGAAACTCGTTTGACCGCGCTGGAAGCGGCGGTCGACAGCAACAATCTGGTCAATGTCCTGACCTATCAGGGCCTGGAAGCTGGTGGCGATTTCTCGCCCGCGCTCCAGGCGGCCATGGATTTTGCTGTGGCCAACGGTTTCGAGGGTGTCTATTTCCCGCCGCGCGAGACGCCCTATCTGCTGAATGATTGCGACGTGCCGCCCAACTGCAAGATATTCGGCCATCCACAGGCGACCCTCAGTCCATTCGGTTACGCCTACACGGTCTTCAATCTGACGGGCGACAACATCGAATTCGCCCATCTGAATTGCGTCGGCGTCGGCAATTTCGAGCAAAGGCATCTCGATGGGACGCGCGGCGTCGGAGCCATCGTCTATTGCCAGCTTGAAATCGTAACTCCAGGGTCGCCACCCATTCTTGGACTGCAGGCTAACGCCGATAGTACCTATGACGATTTGACGATTGCCGATTGGCAGCCCAGCACCCCCTATCTCGGGCTCGATGTGAATGGCGATCCGCAGAGCCTCGCCAAGTTGCAGCCGTCCAAGACGATCTGGTCGGCGTTGATCAGCCATACGTCCGATCCCAATTCAATGATCAATGACATCATTGCCGGAATCTGGATTGGCACGAATTACGGACTGACCCTTTCCGGTGGCGGGTCGAATTATCGGGCAACCGATACCGAGGACCCGGGCGATGACCCGGAAGGGGTCGGCGGACCTTATTTCGATTATCTCGTCACCGAGGCCAACAGCACGACGGGCATTCCTGGAACAGGCGGCAAGCTGCGTTGCTATACCGATGCTGCCGAAGGAGTGTCGGGCTCGAT